GGTGCTTACTTTTGATGTGGAGACTACTCACAAGCCCAAGGCAAATGGTTCGACAACAGCACTGCCGTACTTCGGTAACTCTCTGGTTTCCCTAGGTTTTAAGTGGTTAGGTGAGCCATACGTTCAGTATCAGTGCTACTACCACAGTGTTCGCGAACCACACGACTTTGCATTTGAGTTGTTTCAGGCGGCTCTTGACAAGGCTGATGTGGTTGTGGGACAAAACATAAAGTTTGATTTATCGTGGATTCGCGAGTGCGGGTTCACTTACGAAGGACATGTCTATGATACAATGGTTGCAGAGTATATTCTTGCCCGTTCCCAAAGGTGGCCTCTTTCACTTGCTGCTCTTGCAGAAAAGTATAGTGATGTGCAAAAGGAGAAGGACATTGTGGCACCGTATTTCAAAGAAGGTAAGACATTTTATGACATACCGTGGGACATAATTGAAACATATGGAAAGGCAGATGTCATTTCCACAGAGCAAGTAGCCCTTGCACAACTCGAAGCCTTTGGCACTACATTTGAGGAACTATTCAATGAACAACCAAACACTCTTGCCCACTTTGCGTCTCTCGCTTGAGATGACGGACACGCTGTCCCGTATCGAACGGAACGGCATCAAGATAAACAAGACCACTCTCGCTGACATCCGGCGTGAGTACGAGGATGAACTGTTCACCCTAGAACGCCGACTCGAAGAACTTGCTGCATATGCTATGGGTGACACACCTATAAACTTAGACAGTCCAGATGACCGCTCCAAGCTGTTCTACTCCTGCAAGGTAAAGAACAAGAGTAAGTGGGCTGGCATCTTCAATCTAGGACATGAGGTTCGAGGAGCGGGTAAGAAGCCCAAGCGACGAACCCGTATGAAGAAGTCGGACTTCAAACGTCACGTTGTCAACGAGACAACCGTGTTGTACAAGACAGTCGGAAGTCAATGTACCGATTGCGGGGGCAAGGGACGCTATACAGCGCGTAAGAAGGACGGTACGCTAGGTAAGGCCATCAGAATATGTAAAGCCTGTGAGGGGACAGGTGTGCGCTATAAATCAACAGGTCAGGTTGCAGGCTTCAAGTTAGTTCCTCGTGACCCCTACGATGTTGCTGCTGCCGGATTCAAGACTGACAAAGAAACCCTAGAGAGTATGTTTACATCCCTGCGAGGAGAAGCCCGTGAGTTTGCAGAAGCTTATATACGTTACAGTGCGGTTCGAACCTACCTTCGTTCGTTTGTTGAGGGGATGGAGAACAACATGGATAGCGAAGGTTTTATACACACAGAATTTATGCAATGTGTTACAGCGACGGGTCGCCTTTCGAGCCGCAATCCTAACTTTCAGAATATGCCACGAGGCTCTACCTTCATTATACGACGGGCTGTTGAAAGCAGGTTCGAGGGTGGTTCGATATTGGAAGGGGACTATGCCCAACTAGAATTTAGGGTGGCGGGTTTCCTCGCAAATGATGAGGGTATCAAACATGATGTGGAGATAGGTACAGATGTTCACAATTATACTGCCAGTGTTATTGGATGCTCCAGACAGGATGCCAAGGCCCATACTTTCAAGCCGCTCTACGGCGGGGTGTCTGGTACGGAAGACCAGAAACGCTATTACAACGCTTTCAAAGAAAAGTATAACGGCGTTACAAAATGGCATGAGGAGTTGCAAAAACACGCTGTTATGAAGAAGCACATTCGACTGCCATCAGGTAGACAGTATGCTTTTCCACAGGCACGTTGGACTGACTGGGGTACGGCTACTGACCGCACTGCAATATGCAACTATCCTGTTCAAGGGTTTGCAACCGCTGACCTACTACCCATGTCCTTGATTTTGTTGGATAGAAAGGTAAGAGAGTTGGGTATGAAGTCTGTTATCTGCAACACGGTTCACGACTCTATAGTCATGGATGTATACCCCGGCGAAGAAAAACAATGTGTTGACGTAATGGCAGAGTGTATGTTAGCTATCCCTATGGAATCAAAGGAAAGGTATGGTGTTGAATACAACATGCCAGTTGGTATCGAATTAAAGATAGGAAAAAACTGGCTTGACTTGGAAGAGGTACTTACTGTATAATCCTTTTACGTATGAAATCCCAGCTAGGAGAATTACTCATGGGAAATGAAATTGAAATGATAAATGACGACTTGAATAACTTTCTTACTGCTTTTGATGAGGGCAACGAAAAAGCACTCATGGAGATGAGTGGGCAGGCTGATGGCGATAGCAAACCTAAGATGGGTTTACCTCGCTTGACTATTAATTATGAGACTGAGACTGATGATGGTACCTTGCTTCCACGGGGAGCATGGCGTATCTGGAATGGTTCTGGTGTTGTCTATGCTGACGATGTGCAGATACGGCCTCTCCTGCGAACCTTTGAGTGGTCTGTATGGGACCAAGAAGAGGGTCGCTTCTCTTGTAAGTCTGTTCAGAAGAATAAACTTGGTGGCGAGTTCCCAGATACCCTAGGTGGTAATAAGTGTGGGCGGTTGTCTAAACAAGAGGAAGAAGCCCTAACTCCTGATGACCCGCAGGTTTTGCTGAGTCGTTCGGTTAACTGTAATCAGGTCATCTATGGAATAATGGATGCACCTAAAGCGCAGGATGCCCAAGGGGTTGAGACTCCAATCGAAGCTATGCCGTTCGTTGCCTACTTTAAACGTTCTGGTTTCCGTCCTGTTAGCGACTTCATTCAGAAGCAGCTTACTGACCGTAAGATAATGATGCAGAAGGCGGTGATTAACTTTACCACTGAAAAGCAGAAGAACGGCGGTGTGGTGTATTGGACTCCAAAGCTATCCCTAGTAAAGGAAGTCAGCATCACTGACGGTGACAAAGAACTGATGAAGAAGTTCGGAGAAACTGTTGTGGCTCATAATGAGTCCGTGTTCGAAGAGTATAAGCAAGCGCAGAAAGCAATGTCTAACCCAGCCGATATCGACTTAGAACAACGTCTGGCTGGATAGTATGCTTCCGCTTGTAGAGATACAGGACTTTCTACAAAAAGCAGGGCGGGGGGAGATAGACTCCTCTCGCCTTGAACCTTTAATAGAACAGTTCGGGGAAGACTGTAAGGCAGCTATGCGTAAACAGTTTTCTAATAGAGGTGATTACCGTATCCGTATGTCGGGTGTGGGTCGTCCCCTATGTCAACAACAACTAGAGAAGCAGGGACACAAACAGGATGTTGCCTACAATGATATAGTCAGGTTCGCAACGGGGGACTTGTTGGAAGCCTTTGCAATCTTGGTTATGAAAGCCGCTGGCTTGAACGTTGTAGACGAACAAAAAAAATGTTCCCTCGAACTCGCTGGTCAAACCATCAACGGAACCTTGGACTTGATTCTTGATGTTAATGGTGAGGAAGAAGTATGGGATGTTAAGACTGCAAGCCCGTGGTCGTATGAAAACAAGTTTTCTGGCAGGGGTGGTTATGATGTCATCAAGGAAGATGACCCCTTTGGATACATCATGCAGGGACATTTGTATGGAGAAGCAGAGGGTAAGCGGTTCGGTGGATGGATTGTCATAAACAAATCCAATGGTGAGTGGGACTTTGTAGAAGCACCCCGCGAACAGAGTGGAGACCGGGAAGCCTACCTAGAAGATGCGAACAGGCGTGTCGAAGCTATTACAAATGACGCACCCTTCAAGGTTCCCTTTCAGTCAACACCAGAAATGCACACTGTAGATGGTCAGAAGGTGGAGACGGGTAACCGACTCATGCCCAAGACATGTACATTTTGTTCATTTAAAACAATGTGTTGGAAGAATGCAGTCCACGCTCCTAAAGCAACATCCAAGGCGAAGTTCAAGCCGTACACTTGGTACACCAAGCATGTGAAAGATGTTGCCTAGCTATGCCTATTTTATATACACGGGGCTACCCCCTCGAACTCTTTGACTTGAATCCAGAAATGCGTTGTGTGTTTGTGGAGTCCCATGAGAAACGAGGGGGTGGTCCCGCTACTGTTGATGTTCGCAGGATGGAGACATCCCTGCCCCTAACTATGCGTGATAACTTTTCAGCAGGGGGAGCCTTGGCTTGGGAGAGTGAGGCACGGGACATCAAACTCATAGAAGAGGAGTTTCAAATCATTATACACCATCTTAGACAAGGAGTTCTTGTATGCCTTCCGACACTTCTATTATCAGAAGAGATGGCACTGCTAGAAAAACGTTCCCCAAAAGTAGGACAGTATCTGTTGAAAAGGCTAGACGGAATGAAGGCGGGGTTTCCGTTGCAAGGATTATGAGAGGCACTAGATATAGGTCTGCGTTCGAGATTAACATAGCTAAGTCTCTTGCAAACCGTGACGTACCTTTTGAGCATGCGAAGCACAAGTTCGAATACATACCCAAGGTACGTACCTACACACCCGATTTTTACCTGCCTCAGACGGACATATATGTGGAAGCAAAAGGTCACCTAGATAAGGGTGACAGGGTTAAGATGCAGCTTATCAAGCAGCAGCATCCAGATTTAGATATCCGGTTCGTGTTCCTACGAGCCAGTAACAAAATTTACAGGGGTAGTAAAACAACCTACGCTGACTGGGCGAACCGCTACAGCTTCCCGTGGGCTGAAGGTAACATACCCCAAGATTGGATTACAAATGGCTGATGAAAGAGAATTTGAGAAGGCAAGCTTACTACCTGAGAGATGGTATATTATAATGAGCAGAGTGGATGATGAGACATTCAACATGACTGCCTACGATACAACCACCATACTCGAAGATAATGATGACGACTTCATGGATGCAGGGTTCGTAGCCCAGCAGGGATTGATGGAGTTGTTACAAAATGATTTCGATAGGGTTATGAAAGCAGGCATGGCACGTATAGCTTTTTACGATATGGCTGACTCTATTATGGAAGAGGTTGACAGTGCAGATAAACCTAGGGTACTTTCCAAAGAAGAGAATGTTGTTAAGGTAGATTTTGGAAAAAAGCAATGAAGAGACACGAAGCGTACATGAAGCAGAAGCTCGAAGAAGAAA